CACGAAGGGAAGTTCGTCCCGCACGAAGGGGGTTCTCTAGAAGCGTCATTCCGTATTAAATCTAATCACTGATGAAAGCCAAGAAGAAAATGATTAAGCGTGCTGACGGCACGTACTCAGAGAGAGGTCTTTGGGATAACATTAGAGCTAGAAAGGGTAGTGGGAAGAAACCTACTAAGCAGATGCTAGAACAAGAAAAGAAGATTAAACGTGAAAGCTAAAAAAAGCAGAACAGCTCAATACTACGCTGAGAATCCAGATGCTGCTGAAAAGCGTCGTGAGTATCAACGTAAATACAATAAGTCTGAAGACCGCAAGGCTTACCGCGTAGAGCTTAAACGTATCAATAGAAAAGCTGGCACATACGGCAATGGCGATGGTCTAGACTATGACCACGCTGAAAGAAAGATGATGTCAGCTAGAAAAAATAGAGCTAAGCACTAATCCTTATCTTTGTGTAAATTGAATACACAATGGATAGTGATAAAATGGATTTTTACCTCAAGCTTAAAGATAAGTTTGACGAGATAAGAGAGTTCATTAGAGATAATGACCCTGACTCTGAAGTCTTCTATATGCTCTGTGTTGGACGGTTCGTCGAAACAGAAGAAGACTCCGTAGCGCTAGAGCTTTCTTATTCTACAGATTTAGACGATATTGAAGAGCTTGACGAGATATCTGAGCACCTCTATACGTGTATCAGTAAAGAGATTAAGAAGTCAAAAGGAATTGACTACTGGCTCAATTTAATGAACGGAGATAACATAAATTAAAATGAACATCATTCGGAAAATCATCATCGGGCAAAACCCGAAAGATGCTCTAGCATACTTTATAGGTATGAGAGCAGGACAATCAGAAGTATCAGCTATCGAATTAGATGACAGAGCATTCACCAAGTACGGTATGAAGTGCTACAACATCTATATCCAATCTGAAGATGGGACGATGCTATGGAAGCGCGTAGAAGATATGCCCGTGACCATTGAGTACGATTGCCACTTCGATTAAAGCTTTAAGTCTATTTATTGGTAATTAAATTAAAATGAGACCACTCAATCATTTCATCGTGCACCTTCCTAATAAGTTTAAAGACACGATTAAAGTAGGAGATAAGGAGCTTTACCTCGCATCGAAGTTTAATGAGTTCGAGAACCGTAATACATACGGAACCATCGTAGGTGTTCCTGAACGCCACGATACCGGGGCGAAGATAGGAGATACGCTCTACTTCCACCATCACGTAGTAATGAATACATCTTTGATGATTGGAGACGATAAATATATCGTTATGTATGACCCGGAAGGGGAATACGCCAATCACGCTCTAGCATATAAGGATAGCGATGGAGCTGTTCATCCGCTAGGGGACTGGGTCTTTTTATTGAAACCAGAACAAGAAGTAGAAGAGAAGAAAGGTTCTCTGTTCTTAGTGCAGTCAGAAAGAAAGCAAGACACTAAAGGAGAACTAGCATATGACTCGGAAGGGACCAGAGAACTCGGCTTAAAAGCTGGAGATATCGTTGGATTCTCTAAGAACTCAGATTACGAGATAGATGTCGATGGTATTGCTATGTATAGGATGCTTCTAAGAGATTTAGTATATGTCGAGGAGAAATAGTTTCACTACGCTTGACGCTGCGAAGCGTTTATTGACCTCTACAGAGGACGCTATCAATATCTTAATTGAAGAGATTAAGAAGCCTATAGATATAGAGCTTAGTGGCTCCCAGAGAAAAGCAGAGCTTCAATCCATCAAGCAAACTGTTATAGATGCGCGTGAGCTGCTGCAAGAAAGACAACGGCTCGAGCAGATGATTAAAGACTTAGGTGATAATAAATCAATTGACGACCAATCAGATTTTGCTGGTGGGTTCGCTGAAAGATTCTCTAAATAATGGCTGGATTAAAAGATATAAAGGGATACGATGACCTCGTGATTAACATTTGTCCGAATAATACGGAAGGTGAGATTATAGAGTTATCCGGTCTGTTTATACAACTACCTAAAGTACCTAATAAAGAAGAAATCTTATTTCACGATAAACCCAAAGAAGACCAGCACTGGGTACGGCAACCTGTCCCTAAAGAAATAGAACGTATGCGCTCTATGGATGAATGGATGGAGATGCCTAAAGAATTCAGAGAAAAGCATACAAGGTATATCGAAGAACAATTCCGTAGACGCAGAGAAGGGCTATGGTTCTATAATAACGGCAACCCTACTTATATAACGGGCCACCACTATATGCTCCTCCAATGGAGCAAGATGGATATCGGTTACGCTAGCTATCTAGAGTTCCAGCGTAGACTATTCATTCACTTTACAGCGTGTGAAGTAGACCCTAGAAGCGTCGGTCAGATTTACGTAAAGTGTAGACGTTCTGGATATACGAATATGTCAGCATCTATTCTAGCGGATGAGGGCACACAGGTATCTGATAAGCTGTTAGGCGTGATGTCTAAGACAGGTAAGGATGCTCAAGAGAACGTCTTTATGAAGAAGATATTCCCGATGTTCAGGAGCTATCCATTCTTCTTTAAGCCTATTCAAGATGGTACGACAAACCCTCGTATGGAGCTAGCATTCAGGGAGCCGTCAAAAAGAATTACAAAATCAAATAAGATATCAAATAAGGGCGAAGCACTAGATACTGTAATCAACTGGAAGAACACCGTTAATAATGCCTATGACGGTGAAAAGCTACATATCTTATTCCTTGACGAAGCAGGAAAGTACGAGAATCCTATTGATGTTAATGAGCTGTGGCGTATCCATAGAACGTGTTTGCTCGTCGGTAAAAAGATTGTAGGAAAGGCCCTAGTAGGCTCTACTGTCAATCCATTAGATAAGGGTGGTGCTAACTTCCGTAAAATGTATAATGATTCAGACCCATCTAAGAGGAATGAAAACGGAAGAACAAAGAGCGGTTTATATAGAATCTTTATTCCGGCATATGAAGCACTAGAGGGGTTCTTCGACCAATATGGGAATCCTATCGTGGACAAGCCAGTAAAGCCTGTCATAACGATGGAGAATGACTACACCTCTATCGGAGCTAAAGAGTATCTATCTAACGAGAGAAGGGCGCTGATGAGCGACCCATACGAACTTAACGAAGTGATACGCCAGTTCCCGTGGACAGAAGAAGAGGCGTTCAGGGATTCTACGAAGACATCTCATTTTAACATATCTAAGATATACGAACAGAAAGAGCATAACTCTACGCTGTATCCTAGCCCTATAGTCAAAGGAAACTTCATCTGGAATAACGGCCAGCAAGACACGAAAGTTATCTTTTCCCCAGACGAAAACGGTAAGTGGAATGTGTCGTGGCTGATGCCTTTTGAAGAGTCAAACAAACAGACTATAGAATACGGAAAGCGCTCTCCGGGTAATAAGAATGTAGGAGTTGGTGGCGTTGACTCGTACGATATTGATACGACGATGGACGGAAGAGGTTCTAAAGGAGCCTGCCACCTGTTCAATAAATTCAATATGAATTACCCGTCAAATACATTTATCGCGGAATACGCTGAACGCCCACCGTTAGCTAGGATATTCTATGAAGATATATTGATGGCTTCTGTATATTACGGATATCCGCTACTGGTAGAGAACAACAAATACGGAATCGTAAGATACTTTGAATCAAGGGGTTACGATAGCTATATTATGGATAGACCCGCTCACTTAACTCCTCCTAATCAAAAGGGTAATGTTAGGACTAAAGGTGTACCATCAAACTCACAGGAATTCATACAGGCTCACGCTCAAGTAATTGAGTCGTATATTCACGAGAGTATAGGTTATAATAGAGATACAGATGAGTACGGTAAGATGTACTTCGATAGAACTTTAGAAGATTGGATTGGCTACAAAATTGATGATAGAACAAAGTTTGACTTAACAATTAGTTCTGGATTAGCTCTTTTAGGGGCGCAAACAATTATGAAAGAAGTTAAGAAAACTGATTTATCAGATAAGGTCTTCTTCCGTAGATACCGTCACAATATCTAAGTTTCTATAATAACTATATTTGCAGTTGCAAGCGAGATACCATTTAAACTAATCGTTTATGAATCAGGGTAAAGAATTATCACCCTCTGGAAATTTTCCAGACCCACTAGCGTCTTGGGAAGCTAAACAAACCAAAGAATATGGTTTGAAATATGCTAAAGCCATTGAGCTCCAGTGGGGGAACGCAGACGATGAAGGAAGTTTATTCCGTAGAAGACTAAAAGAATTCGAACGAAACAGGGACTACGCTAACGGCACGCAAGATACATCTATTTACAAGCAAATTCTTAACTCACTCGACCCTAACAACGGGGACGGCTCATTGCTCAATATCGACTGGTCTCCAGTGCCTATTGTACCTAAGTTCGTTAAGATTGTAGTAAACAAGATTCTATCTAAAAAACCTTATCCTAACGTAGAAGCTATTGACCCTCTATCTATTTCTGAAAAAGAGAAGAAGAAGGCTGAAGTAAAAACAGGTGTAGATTTAAAGCCGTTGTTATCTGAGATTGAAGGCTTAGGGATAAGTACTGGATATGATGTTAACTCTCTTCCGGACTCTGCTGAGGAAGCTGAAATCTTCCTTGACACAAACATTAAAGTTGCTAGTGAGATAGCTACTCAGATTGCTACAGAGCTTACTCTTTCTTGGAACGACTTCAATGATAAAGTTTACAGACGTTCTGTCGATGACCTCGTAGCGTTAGGTATGGCTGTTATCAAAAGAGATAATGACCCTAACTACGGAATCACAGAGGACTACGTAGACCCATCATACTTCATCCACAGCTATACAGAGGACCCTAACTTCTCTGATTTGATTTACGCTGGACATATTCGTCGTATCACGATTATGGACCTAAAACGTCTTGCTGGTGACCAATTCACTGAAGAGGAATACCAGAAGATGGCCCGGATGGTTCAGTACAAGTACAACAACAATCCTAATAAGCTTACTCACTCTTACTACGATAAGAACTTGCAGAGAGCTACATATGGATACGATGAGTTCGTACTAGAAGTACTTGACTTCGAATTCCTTTCTGTAGACTGTATTTATTTTGAGGAGAAGGAGTCTAGATTCGGAAACGTAGGCTTCTATTATAAAGGATACAAGTACGAGCCCTCTAGGGACAGCGTATATGACCGTAAGCCGTATAAGATGGATACTACGACTGTATACGGAGGAAAGTATGTTATCGGTACTGAGTATATGTTCGACTACGGCTTGAAAAAGAACGTGCCTAAGAACGTACACGACTTAACGAAAGCTAGACTTTCTTATTCTGTTGTAGCTACAAATATGCGTAGAATGATGCCTAAGTCAATGGTATCTAGCGTAACCAGCTTTGCTGACCAGCTCCAACTTACTCACTTAAAGATTCAACAAGCCATTGCCAAGGCTAAACCTGACGGATTACTTATCGACGTAGAGGGACTTGAAAACGTTCAGCTTGGTCGTGGCGGTGAGCTTCAACCTCTAGATATTCAAGATATCTATGAGCAAACTGGTGTCTTCTATTATCGTTCTAAGAACCCTGAAGGTGGATTCCAGAATCCTCCTGTTCGTTCTCTGGACAATAGCATTAGAAACATCAATGAGCTTATCGCTCTATATAACCACTACTTGAGAATGATTCGTGATGCTACGGGTCTCAACGAAGTGGTGGACGGCTCTACTCCAAAAGGAGAGCAGTTAGTAGGTGTGCGCCAGCAAGCTATCGAAGCTTCTAACAACGCTATCTACGATATTACGAATGCTTCTCTTGTATTGTTTAAGAAAGTATGTGAAGATGTCGTTAAATGTTTGCAGATTCTTCCTAAACAAAGCGTTCTATATACTACGTATGAGAAAGCTATCGGTAGCACGAATATGTCTATTATCTCTTCTTTCTCTGACTTGCCGATGTACAACTTCGGTATTCAAGTAGTGACTGAGATGGAAGACGTAGATAAAGCGTACTTAGAAGCGAATATCCAGCAGTCTTTATTGCAGAAGGAGATTGACTTAGAAGACGCTATCGCTATCAGAAAGCTGAAAGATGTGAATCAAGCTGAGCAGTTGCTTATTGTTCGACGTAAGAAGCGTTTGAAGCAGCAACAGGAGATGGCCCAGCAGAATTCTCAGATGCAAGCACAGATGAACGCACAAGTAGCTCAAGCGACCTCTCAAGGTAAGATGCAAGAAGCTCAGATGGCAGCTCAGCTAGGAGCTCAGAAGATTCAGTTGGAGACACAAGCGCAAGCGCAGCTTTTGCAGCTGGAGTATCAGCTTAAAATGCAACTTGAAGATTTGAAAGGTAAATACGGTATCACTGAACAGCAAATCCAGTCCGGAGTAAAGCAGGAGATGGAGGATGAAAAGGAAAACCGTAAAGATGAGAGAGTTAAGAAACAAGCGGTGGAGCAAAGTAAACTTATTTCCCAAAGAAAAGGAGAGCGTTCTGAACTAACTGAAGAACTTGACCCTATTCAAGCTATATTGAATAAATAACTATTTTTGCAGCGTACAGCGTTGCTCTTGATTTTTAAATTTTCTTTTTAAGTATGTACACTAACATTGTAAACCCAGCGAACTACCAACTACAATCGTTTGGTCAGGACGGGATGCGTACCATCTCCACAACTCAAGCATATATTGAGGGAGAGTACTACCGCGTACTTGTTGCTACTGAAGACTCTACGGTGAGCGCTACCAGTATGGTAGGCGATGACCTTGTGGGGGTTGATGTGTTTGCAGGAACGACCATCTACGGACTTTTTACGGCTGTTAGCGTCTCTTTGGGAGAGGTTACGGCATACTTGGCGGGGCGCACGGACATTGATGACGTATGGGCATATATCAGGGCGTATGGCGAGGCTAATGGTGCTATCATTGAAGGGGAGGATTGCGCTAAGGCGGCTATCTCTCCGTTGTTAGATAAGTACTATGCACAAGCCAGCTTGGTGATGGTTCCAAGCCTGTATAAGACAAGCATTGTATATTCTGAGCGTCCTTTATCTACGGACGGTCAACTAACCTTCACCCGCGCCTCTGATGCTACGCGAGTCAATGCGGACGGGTTAGTGGAAAAGGTGCGGACGAATCTTATTCTTCAGTCAAACACCTTTGACACGACTTGGGCGGCTTTAGATTTAACGCCAACAAGCGGACAAAGCGGGTACGATGGTTCAAGTGATGCTTGGCTACTTGATAGGACTAATTCCAATGGTCGTATTTACCAAACAATTTCTTTTACTTCCGTTGGTACATTTAGTGTTTACGCTAAAGCGGGAACATTAAAC